GAGAAAAAGAATACTAAATATAACCGAGTTATAGGTACATTTGTTAATCCTGATAAAGAGTGGCAAGAAGATACAGTATCATTCCCACCTGCTGATGATTCTGGTTTACCTGTTGGAGATAGATATGCAACTTTATTAGCAGAAGATAATGGAACTAATTTAGAAGGTAATTTTAGTTTTCAAGGAATTACAAATCCATATCAAGCTGAAGAACTTTGCGAGATTGTATTAAGAAGATCAAGAAATGCTTTAGCTGTAGAAGTAAATTGTACTTCAGAAGCACTTAATTTAACAATTGGAGACTTAGTTGATTTAACTTATTCTACTGGTGGATTCAGTTCTAAGTTATTCAGAATTTATGGTTTAAGTATAAATACAGATTCAACAGTTTCATTAAAACTTATTGAACATCAAGACAACTTCTATACTTGGAGTTCTAAAGCACAAGCACCAACAATAGCTGATACTACTTTACCAAATCCTAATAGTGTATCTGCACCAGCTTCAGTTACTTTAAGCGATCAATTAATTCTTTATAGTGATGGAGTTGTTATTACAGCTTTAGATGTAACAATTGGTGCTTCGCCAGATAGTTTTGTGGACTACTACCAAGTTGAATACAAACTAAGCACAGATACTGACTATCTTATTCATGGACAAGGCAAAGGATTAAACCAAAGAATATTAAACGTAGTAGATGGTTCTCTTTATAACGTAAGAGTAAAAGCATTTAATACTTTAGGAGTTGGTTCTACTTATACTTCTGCATCAAGAACTATTGTCGGTGGTATAGCTTTACCAAGTGATGTAGAGGATTTTGCTTGTAATATAGTTGGACAAGATGCTCATTTATCTTGGCAACAAATACCAGATTTAGATTTAGCTTATTATGCAATTAGATATTCTACATTAACAACAGGTGCTACTTGGATTAACTCAGTTACATTGGTTGAAAAAGTTGCAAGACCAGCAACATCAATTACAGTTCCTGCTAGAGTAGGTTCTTACTTAATTAAAGCAGTTGATAAATCTGGTAATTTATCTCTTAATGAATCTGTTATATCTACTAACTTATTAGCAGTCGGAAACTTTAATACAATTACAACACAAACAGAATCTCCTACATTTACAGGGACTAAAACTAACTTAACTTTATCTGGTGGAGAATTAAGACTTACTTCTTTAGCAAGTGAAGGTGTTTATTTATTTTCTGCACCAATAGATTTGGGTGCAACATATACTTCAAGAGTAACTGCAACAATCACACAATATGCAGAAGACCCTACGGATTTATTTGATAGTGGTAGAGGATTTGCACTTTTTGATAGTGCAACAGGTTCATTTGACGGAAACGCACCAGCATTTACAAATTCACATTTAGAAATTGCTACATCTGCTGACAATATAACTTATACTTCATTTAGAAATTTTGTGGTTGGAGATTACACAGCTAGATATTATAAATTTAGAATGAGATTAACTTCTCTAGATGGAGTTTCTACTCCAGTTATTACAGCATTATCAGTTACAGTAGATATGCCAGATAGAATATTTAGTGGAAATGATATTACTTCAGGAACTGGAACATACTCAGTTACCTTTACTTTACCATTCTATTCTGCTAATTATGCAGTTGGTATTACAGCACAGGGTATGGCAACAGGAGATTTCTTTTTATTAACAAGTAAAACAGTAAATGGCTTTAATGTTGCTTTTAAAAATAGTTCTGGTACTGGAATATCAAAAAGTTTTGATTATATAGCTAAAGGTTACTAGATAGATTATGGCACAACACGATTACATTATTTCTAATGCTACATTCCCAGCAGTAAGAACAGATATTAATAATGCACTATCAGCAATTCAAACAACAAATTCAGGAACATCAAGACCAACAGGTGCAGTAGCTGGTCAGCTTTGGTTAGACACAACTTCTGCAACTACACCTACATTAAAATATTATGATGGTGCTGATGATATATCTTTAGCAACTATTGACCATACAGCTAACACAGTAAACTGGTTAGATTCAACAGTATCAATTACTGGACTATCTACAACTGCAACAGGTACAGTTTTAACACTTTCAGATTCAGTAAATACATCAACAGTAAATTTAATTATAGACAATCAAAAAGAAATTCGCTTTAGAGAAACAACAGCTAATGGAACAAATTATGTAGCATTAAAAGCACCAGCAAGTGTAAGTTCAGATTTAACATTTACATTACCTGAAACTGATGGTTCATCTGGTCAAGCATTAGTTACGAATGGTTCGGGAGTTTTAAGTTTTGCTTCTGCTGGACTTGCTTGGCAAACTATTATTACAGGTGCAACATTAACTGCTGTTGCTGGTAGAGGATATTGGATTGATACAACTTCAAATGCTTGTACTATTACATTACCTGCTTCTGCAACTAATGGAGATACAATTATTTTAGCTGATTATGCTAGAAAATGGGCAACAAATAAAATTACAATAAATCCAAATTCTTTAAAATTTCAAGGAAATACTTCTCCAAATCCTGAATACAATACAAATGGTCAATCAGTTACCTTAGTTTATTCTGGTGCAACACAAGGTTGGATTCCAACAGTTGATGATGATGTAACTTTAGAAACACCACAATCATATTCAGTAGATTTTTTGGTAATTGCAGGTGGTGGAAGTGGTGGAGGTAGTATAGGTGGAGGAGGAGGAGCAGGTGGTTTTAGAACATCAACTCAAACAGTATCAGCATCAACAGTAATTACAGTAACAGTTGGTGATGGTGGTGCTGGTGGTTCTACTGGACCAGCAGGTAACAATGGATCTAATTCGTCAATTTCAGGTTCAGGTTTGACAACAATAACTTCTACTGGAGGTGGTGGTGGGGGTACTAGTAATGGAGGTGGACCAAACGCAGGTAAAAATGGAGGTTCAGGTGGTGGAGCAGGTGCTACAAATATGTCTGGTTCAGCTATTGGTACAGGTAACACTCCAAGTACATCTCCGAGTCAAGGTAATAATGGTGGTTTAGGTTATGATGGAACTATTGCCATTACATTATCAGGAGGAGGAGGTGGAGCAGGTGCAGTAGGAGGAAATTCAACACAAGGTACTTCTTCTGCCATTGGAGGAAGTGGTGGAAATGGAACAGCTAATTCAATAACTGGTTCTTCAGTAACAAGAGCTGGTGGTGGAGGTGGCACAGGAGATAATTCTGCTAATTCACAAATTGCTTCTGGTGGTTCTGGTGGTGGTGGAAATGGTTGTCAAAATAGTGCTGGTTCTGGTGGTAGTGGAGGTGCTGGTTCTGCAAATACAGGAAGTGGTGGAGGTGGTGGAGGAAATAGTGGTGGAGCTTCTGGTGCTGGTGGTAAAGGAGTTGTTATATTAAGTGTACCAACTGCTAATTATTCATCTATTACAACTGGTTCACCAACAGTTACAACATCAGGAAGTAATACAATAATGCAATTTAATGGTTCAGGGAGTTACACAACATAATGGCTAGTTTTGCAAAAATAGGATTAAATAATAAAGTAATTGAAGTTCTTTCAGTTAATAACGAAGTATTAAAAGATGCTGATGGAATTGAACAAGAAAATATAGGTATTGATTTTTTAACTAAACTTACTGGTTGGGCTATTTGGAAACAAACATCTTACAACACTCATGCTGGAGTTCATTCTTCTGGTGGAACACCTTTAAGAAAAAATCATGCAGGAAAAGGATTTACTTATGATGAAGATAGAGATGCTTTTATACCACCTAAATCTTATCCATCTTGGATTTTAAATGAATCTACTTGTTTATGGGAAGCACCAGTTGCTTACCCACAAGATGATAATAAGTATTCTTGGAATGAACAAACTTTATCTTGGGATTTAAGAGAATTTTAAAAAACGAAAGGAAGGATAAGTGGAAGCAACAATCAATGGAATATTTCCAACACCGATTTACATATCTAAATTAAATAAAGAATTAACATCATTAGAATTAAAGTTTGTAGATAAAAATAAAAAGGATTTCTATAAAAATGATGGTAACATTACATCAAACAATAATTATATTCTTAATGAAAAACCTTTTGCTCATATTAAAAAAGAACTAGATTTAAGAGTACAGGATTATTTTGATAAAGTTATTTCACCAGCTAATAACATTACACCTTATATTACTCAGTCTTGGTTAAACTATACTGAAACAAATCAATATCATCATAAACACGCACACCCAAACTCATTAGTATCAGGAGTGTTTTATATTAACTGCCACGAAGAACATGATAAGATTAAGTTCTTTAACGACACATACAAAACCATTAGAACAGAAGTTAAAGACTGGAATATGTGGAACTCAGAATCTTGGTGGTTTCCTGTTAAGACTGGAGATGTTATTTTGTTCCCATCTTCATTAACTCACATGGTAGAAACTAAGCAAGGAGATAACACCAGAATAAGTTTAGCTTTTAATGTGTTTATAAAAGGAACTATTGGTAATAATAAAAACCTGACTGAACTTGTTTTATAATGACAAAACTATCTTTAGAAGAAACTATAAAAGCATATACAAATGAAAATGGTTTTGCTTGGGGTATCAATACAGTAATGAAATCCTTAGCACCAAATGTTAGCCATGATTTAACTTCTGCTGGAGGAACATTTATTATAGATAGATGGGATTCTCCTTTGCCACAACCTACATCACAAGAAATAAGAGATGAATATATTAGACAACAAACTATTGCAGAATGTATAGAATACTTTAATAAGGTTAAATGATATATTTTATACTAGGATTAATACTTGGCTTATACGCAGAATGGAAGTGGGAGATTGCCAAATACATTATCGCATCAGTTAAAGAACATTTAAATATTAAGTAGTCTTGATTTTTGTGCGTTGCAACATTATATGTTGGCAATAACAAACGGAGATAACAATGCTAAACTATTCAGACTTTAAAAACTATTGGTCTAAGTTCTACGCAAATGCTTTTGAAGATGCTAAAAGCTTTTGGAAGAACTACGCAGATTCAGTAGAAAAATTCTATAAGAAATAACTTTATCTTTAGATAGGTATTTGATAAACAACTTATAGTTGGAAGGCATAAATATTATGCCAAAACATATCATATACCTATTTATAGGATTCATTCTAACTCTTAGCTTCTCAGCTAGTTCGCAGACTACACAAAACAATACTTCAGGTTCTAATACATCAATAGCTGGTGGTTATACTTCTTCTTCATCTTCAACTTATGAATCTGGTTCTTCTGTAAACACTACAACTAATTCTACTAACAACGCATACTCAGGAGATACAAGAGTTGCTTCTATGGCTACTGCACCTTCTATGTCAGCTTATTCACAAGATTTATGTGTAGTTGGTTATTCAGGTGGAGTTTCTACATTTGGAGTTGGTATATCTGGTGGTAGTTATAATAAAGATGAAAACTGCGAAAGAATTAAATTATCTAAAGTATTAAATGATCTAGGAATGAAAGTAGCTTCTGTTTCTATTTTATGCCAAGACCCAAGAGTATTTCATGCTATGGAGAACTCAGGAACACCATGTCCATTTGAAGGTAAGATTGGTGCTGATGCAACTGCTCAATGGTTAAAATACGACAAGCTTAGACCAGATTATAATTTATACGTTGAGAAATTAAGAATCATAGAAGATAAGAAAAAAGAAGATGAAGCTAAAGCTAATACTAAGTAGCTTATTATTCTTTAGTACAGCATACTCTCAAACAACAACTACTACAAACTTAACACCAAAAGTATTCACAACAATCAATGGTTGGAGTGGAACTAACTTATATTCAACTCATGGTAACGAAACTATTGCTGGAGTAAGTGGCAAGTCTATTCAAAATACAATCTCATTAACTAATTTAGGTTTATCTAAAGCACAAATTAATGAAGGGTTTACTTCTACACAAGGAGTAGATGTTTGGTTTTGGTCTGGCAATCCAAATCAAAATGTTACTATGACACAAATATTAACAGATGCTAATGGTGTAGTAACAACACAAAATAGAATTATATCTTACAACACAGATTACTTTAATACTTATACTAACATAGCAATCGTAGATAAAAATACACAAGATAACTTTAATATAACAAGTAAGTTTTCTTTTTATGAATCTACAAATTCTCCATATCATTATTCTGCCGATTTAAAAAATCCTACACTAAGTATTACTTATGTAACAAATCCAACTCCACCTGTTGTTATAGCACCAATCATAACACCAGTAGTTCAAGAGATTAAATTTATAGAACCATTAGTTACTCCGATTGCAACTCCAGTAATAACTCCAGTAGTTGAGATAATTGAAAGTCCAGTAGTTGTCCAACAAGCAGTAGAAGAAAAGAAAATTACAGAACAAGTAATTGAACCACCAAAAGAAGTAGTAAAAGAATCTCCAAAAGAAACAGTTAAAGAAGAAACAAAAGAAACTGCTAAAGAAACACCTAAAGAAGTTACTAAGGAAGAAACCAAAGAGACTCCTAAGGAAACTAAGACTTCAGTAACCGAAGAAAAACAAACTGCAACACCCACACAACAGGAAGTAAAAACAAAATTAACAGAGAATAAAATAGGAACGGAAGTAAAGATAGGAGAAGTAAAAATAAAATCAGTACAAGAGATAAAAATTGACGCATTAAAAGTAAATCAACCTAGTTTAAGTGTTTATGAATCTAAACCATTTTATCAGCAAAGACAAATGGTAGGAGTTCCTAATCCTGATTTCTTTATGCAATATACTTTGGCACAAGAACCAGTTTATCAAAATGTTAATTTAAACTCTTACATATCTAAAGACCCTCTGGTAGCTAGACAAAAAATATTAAATGATATACAAGAAGAACAAAACGAGATCATTATACAACTAGAATTGTTAAAAGGTAAACGAGGTTAAATGCTTACAAAGATTAGAGATAACTTAAAAGAAATTATTGCAACAGTAACTATCATAGGTGTTATTGGTGGTGGCTTTATTAAGTACGGAGAAATTATGTCAAAGATTGATTCTATTGACCCTTCTAAAGCTGGACAGATTAAACAAGATTTAGCTATCGCACAAAAAGAAATTGAATTGCTTAAAGTTCAAATAAAAGAACTTAAAGCATCTAGTTCAAATCCTTTAGCTAGATAACAAACAAATACCATTATTTGGGTATATATATGGCACGAACTACAAACGAAGAATTAATTAGTTTAAAGGGGCATATTACAGGCATTAAAAATTCAATTAAAGTATTGTCTTGTTCAGTATATAAACTGGAGAGACGTTTAGAAAAGCTATTCTGGTCAATCTTTATTGCACTAGGTACTTTAAGCATGGCACTATTAACTTTATTCCTTGCTAAGTAATACAAATACAACTAACAGGAAAGGTATATGAAAAATAAGCGAATATTAGTCATATCTGATTTACACTTTCCATTTGCTCATAAAGACTGGCATGGATTCTTAACTAAATTAAAAGCTAAATATAAACCAGATACAGTTGTAAACATTGGTGATGAAATGGATTTTCATTCTATAAATGTTTCTCACACAATAGACCCTGATCTTCCATCTCCTAAAGATGAATTAGAACTTGGTAAAAAAGAAATACATAGACTTCATAAACTATTTCCACAAATGACTTTATTAGAATCAAATCATGGTTCTATGGTTTTAAGA